CAAAGTAATATGTTTCAGTTATTTCTGATGAGCAAGCAGTAGCAGAATCAACGCCAACTACACTACCATCAAAAGGATAAAAGCACTCTGGACAATTAGCAACAGGCAACAACTCTCCTCCAGACATTTGTCTGTAGACTCCATCTTTTTGATAGAATCCATTAGCAGCCTTAACGGTCAAATTTGAGTTTGTCCATATACTGGTTGCCGTTGCAAAATCATTTGTATCTATGTAGTATGTTGCCATATTTTATAAAGGTTCACTTACACATTCGCAGCAAGCATCTTCCGCTGACACACTGCTGTAACACAAGTCTGTGCTGTAAATATTTCTATAATCGTGTATAATGTATAGGTAATCTGATCCGCTATTGTAAGTAAAGCTTGCCGTATAAACACCAGTTGATGGGTTCAATACTGGAGTTGCTACTGTTGAAGCGTTCAGTAAAGATAACACGTTTGTTTTTGTATACAATGTATTTGACATTAAATACCTTAACTTATGTGTCGCTGGATTGAACTGCATTGTTCCAGAAGTGCCTTTAACAGATCTAATTACAACAGTGTCTCCACCTTCAGGTATTGCTCCAAATCCTTCTGGCCCATTTATGCTAGAGTAGTTAGATACTATTGGTGTAGTTGTGCCTCCAAGCATGCTAACAATCTTTCCAGAGGTTGATGTTCCAACAGAGTATTCGTCTGTTATAACCTTACCTTCAAAAGATTTATCATTTACCGTAACACTGATTACCGTAATCTCGGTTACTCCAGGGCATCCAACAATTATTCTGTAAGATGCAACACCACCAGATTGAGATACGCTAAGTACGCCAGTGTCTTTGCTACCCTTGTTAAATGAAAACGTATCTGAAACGCTAGTGTTACCAGTGCTATACGTTACACCATCATACACAAGTGATACATTAATTGTTTGGCCAGTAGTTATTTGGTCAACAACTAATGTTACAGTAGATTCTCCTGTATATTCCCCTAGATCAATAATAGTGTTTGATAGACCGTTCACACCAGAGTTGATTTGTATCTCTGTTCCACATCCTATTTCTACTTGATCTTGAGTAACTTCTACACTGTTTGAACTAAGAACGTATTCACCCATATATGGATCGAATCCACCTAACTTCTGAGTCTTTCCATCATTTATAAATAGATCTCTAAACCAAGATCTCATCCCTTCATTAGAAATTACAGATAGGTCTTCACTTGTACCTGCTCCAGCTAAGTGTATTACAGACCCTCTTTTTTGATCTGTAAAGTACTTATCAAATCCCCATTCAATATAACTCTCTGGATTTAAGCTAATTCCATACTCTTCAATTCTAGCAATTTGATTACCAAGTACCTCTGGTATAGCAGCAATAGCTCCAGTTCCTGCGGCAGCGTCTGATAGTACGTTCTTTCCAGCAAGCACGTAAGATATCTTGTCCTCTTGTAAAACAAGAATATCAGTCTGTCTTCCAGACATCTTTTGAATTGAACCAAATCTTCTCTCAAGATCCTTGAAGTTTGCTAGACCAAGGTTGAACTCGTTCAGCTTGTTTACGTTATTCTCTGGATTAAATACACCGCTATATGTAATAGATGAAAATCTATTTGCAAGCTGGAAATCTTGACCAGCAACAGATGAAACTCTTTCTCCAAGTCTAAAATATGGAGCCGCTAAAGAGTCTTCAATCTTGTAACTTTCAACACCATTTGCGAATGTAAAGCAATCAGAGAAATTTAGAATTATGCTATCTTCTGAGTGCTCACCATTGATAATATCAAAGGTTTCGCTTCCTTCGTAATAAATTGCAGGAGCTGGTTCAGTTGGTTCTGTTTCAAATACAATATATGCATTCTGACTTACAACTCTAACAGATCCTGTTATAGTAGACTTTGCTTTAAAAAACAAATTACCTTGTGATGGAGTACCAGATCTTATAGAAAAATACAAATTAGACCCTGTTTGACCAACTTCCAAAGGCCTTTCAAAAAACTGATATTTATTTATTCCTCCTGTTGCACTAGGATATGTAGTTCCTAAAGCTTCAATGAAAATATTTTCATTAGGATTTTCATCTCCAGTTTCAACATTCTCTCCAGTATCAAATCTTATATTTTGACCTAATACAAATTCATATACACTATTATAATTAGATGCTGAAACAAATTTCTTATTGTACGTATACTTTCTTTGACCAGTATCTTCATTGGCATCTGGTCTATTTAGAACAAAGTCAAACTCAACTACACTTCCCTCTGTAACTTCAAATGGAATAAAATTATTCGTATCATCCAAGTAACATACTGGAATAGATAGAAATGGATATGCAGGATCATTTTCTGGGGGGATATAACTTGAAAATGTTCTACCTCCCCAAACGCTTGGTTTAGCTGTATCTATAGAAAATCCTACAGGATTTACTTTCATATAAAGACCAGCTGGTTCTTCTTGTCCTCCCTCTATAAAATCAATAGGTCTAGAAACAATATCTAAAACGTCACATTTAACTAAATCAAGTACTGGACCTTCGCTATCTCTTTTAACAATTAGTTTATCTCCTATCTTTGCTTTATTTTGATTGTTTCCCTCTAGATTAAGGTATATAGCTCCATCATCAGTATTTAAAAAGTACAAAGTGCTATAAATAGTTTCATAATCTAATCCAGATGGAAGCAATGCAAACTTGTATTTCTTAGCCCAAAAAGGAGGATTTGATAATATGTCAACCTTTATGGAATTTTTTGTTATTGAATTTGATGCTGGGACGTGAATTGAGTTATTCTGAGAAGTTAATACAGTAGTAGATCTATTAAACTCATCCATGTATATAATACCAAGAGAGAAATCTCTATTACTATGAAGACTACTTGCGTCTGATTGTCTTATGTATTCAGCAGTAACAAACTGAACTGAAAAATATTCGTAATCAAATACAGATGGGTTAGCATCATCCTCATAAACCATTACAATCATTTGTAAAGAGAATGATGAAGATCCTGGGGTTGCTGTAATTTTAATTCCTTCTCCCAAAGCATTTATACCATATCCATAACTACTAAATCCAGAAGGAGGAGTCACTTGACATGATATTTTATCAGTCAAAGATGTTCCTTCATCTTCAGTACCACAATCACCAACGGTAGCATGAAATGTTTCCGAACCAACTGCTTTTTTAAATTCTTCACTTGTAACTAACTCGTATACAGATGAATAATCTTTTTGTAATTGAAAGTAAAAAGACTGTATAATATTTGAGTCTAAACTTCCGTTCAGCGTTAAATTTATTTGTAGTGCTGAACTTTCTTTTAAAGGCAAACCATTTAAGTCTACTGTTACAAGTGTATTGCTATAGGTTTCAGGATCTGGTGGAATAATATTATACTCAGAAGAATTCCTTGTTGTTACAAGTTCTTCATATCCAAGTTCTTCAGTAACTAATGATGACTTAAATGATATATCAATTTTCTTACCATCAGAATCTATTATATCGTATCCATCATTGTAATTTCCATAAAACAATCTATTAGACATGATTGTTTGAGACTTAGCAATTAAAGGAACATTGTCAAATAGTCTTACTAACTCAGATTCTGGAAGAGTAGTTAGTATTTTTTTAGAACTAAACTGTATGGTATGATCAGAATTATTTGGCAATTCAAGTAGTCTCTTATCATACTTCTCTATAACATTTATTACGTTAGATACAGAGTTTTTAAATAAAAGATCAATTCCAACCACAGAATCATCTCCTGTATTAAATGTAACATTAACAGCGTTAAATGAATTTTTCATTCCGCTGTTTTGAAACGTACTAAAGTCAAAATTGAAAAAACCTGGCTCAAAGGCTATTTCGCTAAATTGAGAAACAGCACTGTATTCACCATCTAAATACTTATATCTATAGGCAAATGATAAGAACTTATCTTCAATGTAGTTATCTTCTCCATTAACATTAATAAGTTCTATAGTTGGAGCCGCATGAGGTGGTGCTACAATCACAGAGATATCTGATTCTTTTAGATCAGGTTCGGTAGGATATGATCTTTTCACATTTATCTTTCGTGGTGGATTATATCCATCCGTAAAGAAAAGTAAATCTTCTACCTTGTTTACACCATTGATCAGATTCTGTCTGCTGAAATTCAAAACAGATGTGCTAACTACATGGTATACAGTAAACCCACTCTCAACATTCATTGACACGATCATGTCAACACCATCTGCTGGAGAGTGTATAAACCAATAAATAGTATCGTTTACACCATCTTGAAATGCGCCAATACAAGTTGCAGTAGGATCTAGTGGTTCATCGTTGTAAAGTATGTTAGAAATCTTTACGTTACCCTTCGTGTTTTCTAAAGATCCAACGTCTGTTAACTCAGTAGAGCCAACACGAACATTCATGGCGTCAATATATTCGCCATCAGGTATAAGCCTCTCATCAAGGCTTTTATTCATCCTTCCCTTTACAAAGGTTTTAACTAAATCCATACCTATTTAATCATCTTGTTTTGACCTCTCATATTCATGAGTAGTCTTCCTGGGTGAATATTGCTAATTCTTATTTTCGCATTTCTCAATAGAGCTGTCATTTCTTTTCTTGCTCTAGCAACAATATATTCTTGAACTCCCAACTTATTGCTCAATATTGAATACTTAATGAATGAGTAAATGTAGTTCTCAAACATTTTATTTACACTGATAGCAGCGTCATCTCTAACAGCAACTGGCTTCCCAGGAGCTGGAGTGGCCACAGAAGTGTATTCCATTCCATCTGAAATGTATTCTAGTATGCATGACTCGTTAGCCATGTCATTACTAAAGTTAATAACACCAGCTTTTTTGTCTATCTTAAAGGTAGGGTTTTGATTAGCTGTTTCTGTATTTAGACCGTATCTACTACCAGCAGCATAATCGAAGTACCAGTTTCCTCCGTACTCCCATCCCCACATATTGTGGTATGGACTAGATGGATTCAAGTAAATACTTTTCTGAATGTTATTTAATCTGTCAAAATCTAGTGTTGAGTTTTGAGCTTCAATAACTACACCATTTTGATCCACAACAACCTTATAATTGTTATCCTGAACGTATTCAACCGCTGAGTTTATCTGAATATTCTCAGTTAATGGAAGAATTAAACCATCCTTGTATAAAGAGATCTTAACCCAGTTCACGTAGTCAGAAGGCAAGACAAACTTCAAGTTTGGGCCTACTTTCTGCTCAAGGACTTTAACCTCCTTCATCGCATCGTAGTTCAATTCTTGAATAGCTCTCTTCGTGTAAAATAAAACTTTATACCTGTTGAGGTTATTCATCAGCTCGTGGTCTCCTTGGTACATTAACATGAAGTTGTTGACGACATCCTCTAGAGATACGTACTGATAAGATCCCCAATTAGCATCCTCTGGTGTGTTTCCATTGTTGCTATAGTACTGAAGATCAGATAGATATTTGTTGTATAGTGGCATTATTTCTCAATAACAATTTCTGTTTGTTCTTGCTGATTTGCAAAGCTAATAGCTTCGGTCTCTCTAATTGACATACCAGCAAATTGCAAAATTTTAGCGACAAGTGTTGGCTCATCTGTAAGTGGTAACTCAAAGTCCTGATAATCTATGGCTCCTTGGTTAAACAATGGTTCACCAGAAACCAGTGTATATGTCCACTTAGGATCTTTAGGATATCTAACGTAGTAGCAAGAAACACCAGTTGAAATTGTGTCAGGATAAACGGTTAACTTATCCTCAAGTTGTACGTACGCTGGGAACAATTCAATTGGCTGAGTCAAGTTCGACATCAAAAGTTGTTGAGCTCTAGCAATTGGAACCTTCTCGACTTCCACCATCTTGCCAACATTGTTTGTATGGATTACCCTAACAATAGTGTAATAGTCAGCAGGAAGATCAAATGTACCAGAAGTCTTAGTAAGTGATACAATTTTTGATAATGAGTCAATAACTTCCTCGTACTGCTTCTTAATATCAGCATAGCCAGTACCAGACTCTCTAGCATTCTCTTTCAAGATCTGGTAATTGTATCTGTAGAAATAATTTTCAAAGATGTCTAGCTGTGCTTGCTTGGCAAATAGGTTGAAATCATTAGGGCTAATGTACCCGTAATTATTTTTGTTCAAAACAGACAGTACCGTATTTCTTACTGAATTTATCATCCCATTCTTTTTGTACAAAGATAGTAAAAAAAAAGAGAGGTATTACCCTCTCTTAATTTAGACTACTCAACATTTCTTTCAAGTAACTTTAGTGTTTCAATACCATCATCTGTCTGTAGGTATTTAGATACTGTTGAAATTCTATGCTCTCCGAATGGGATAGTCATAAACTTGCTCTTGTTATCTGAAAGGTTGAAATAAATATCTCTTCCTTTGTTTCTAGTCTTAAGAATCTGCTGCTCAAATGCTCTGGCTACAATGTCTTGAACTCTTAGCATTGGATCATTTAATATCTCCATAAATCTAATTGGGTACTGCTTCGCAAAAACAAGTACGTCTCTCTTTAGTTCTGAAGATGTTTTCTTGTCTGCCTGACTACCAAGACCAATTCTAGCAACTGTCTCCATCATTGAAAGCTCCATTGATTTAGCAGCAATAAGCGCGTTCACCTCAATATCTAGATCGATAAGATCATTCTGAGCGTCTTTCTCTGGATCTAGTTCTTCAAAAATCTTTCCATTTCCTGGGTGATAATAAAGAAATTGCTGTAGTACTGGG